AGCTGCACAGACTGGAGAAGCTACAGCATTTAATGTTATTGGTCGTTCACTGACTGAAAAATTAGATTCTGAAGTAGGAATAGTCGAAGCTATTGTTACTATTAAATAAATTATAACGGAACACCACCAATGACATACTCTACTGGAGGTATAGTACAAGCTACAGATTATAATGGATTTGTTTCAACTACGCCTGGCGGAAATATCAATGCTACTTGGAATACTGCCTACGGACAGACTTTATTACCCACAGTATCAACGGGCACAACTGTAACTGCTGCACAATGGGCCTCGCTAAATTCAACGATAAGTTCAATGGCAGCACACCAGGGTACATCTATTACAGCAAGAACTAACCCTACTACAGGCGGTGTTGTTTCAGTATTGAGTAACTTAGGCACTGACATTACAAATTGTTATAATAATTTACATAATGCAAGTACATTAGGTTCACAATTTACAAATTGGACAGGTGCAGTTAGTAAAACTTCGACTACCGGCGCGGGTACATCGTCTTGGTCAATCAATTATTCAAGTACTATAAGTTTTGCCAGTGTTGCAGCCGCTAATTATTTCTTCAATTCTGGCGGATTGCTTAAAATTCAGTTTAGTAAAACCAGTACAGGTAATTCTTCAGATAATATGTGGAATAATTTTGTTAATGGTATTTGCGGTGCAATTTATTTGTCCAGCACTGGTGCTAGTAAGACAATTAGTGGGTATACATATACGGGCACAACTAAGATTGGTGGATCAGGTGCACCTACAATTTTAGCAACTGGTATAGGGTTTCAACAACTATCATCAACCCCAACTGCCATTTATAAGCAATTTGATGGTGGGGTATATGCTTATTCCAGCAATTATGTACTAGTCCAAGCTTCATTAAATGGTTCGACTATAACTATAAACACTACTTGGTACGATAATGGTGATTTATACGGATCAGTTATATCAGGTGGTACTCCAACTAGTGGTATTATATTTGGCACTGCACCAACTACACTAGTTACTTACTTTTCCCCAGAAACAACTTATATTTCAAATTCCTGGGGTTCCCCGACTATATCATCTACGGTAGTTTAATATAATATTTTGTCAAAAGGGCATTATGCCCTTGACATTGTTACTATACTACTGTAAAATAAAATCATGGATACTGATAAATTAGTTTCGCACTCACGAGCACGATTCGAACACGCGGCAGCAAAACGCACACTTAAAGAAAAATACGAAGCAAAATTAATCTTTACTTATAATGACGGAATGTTTCGTGCTGGCCCGGAACTCATCAATACTCTTACGAGTTTTTCGAATAAATCAGAACTTGTTCTAGTAGATTTATATGGAAACCCAGTGAGGATCGATGTATATCCAGTAAAAAGTCTAGCAACGGATCTCTGGCATGATACAATGCGGGATTGGTTAGAAGAATACGAAGAACTCATTAAGAAAAGATGACAACAGGTGCGTTGATTTTTGCCTTTAATAACGAACATATAGACTATCTATCTATGGCTCGTTGGTCGGCAGGGAATATTCAGCGTTGTCTAGATATTCCCACTGCTATAATAACAGACAACACATTTGTTTCTAAAGATTATGAGCAATGCATATATGCAAATCCTGAAGGAAAGTATACAAGAAAATTTGCAGATCAAGAAAATGATGTAACTTGGTATAATGGTAATCGCGTAGATGCTTATCGTCTATCTCCCTGGGATCAAACTTTAGTTTTAGATGCTGACTATGTTGTAGCTAGTAATCAATTAAAGAAAGTGTTGACAATGAATTGTAATTTTGCAGCCCATAAAACAGCATATGATATACTACATCAAGATAATTTTGACAATCTTAATAGTTTTGGTAATTTTAAAATGCCCATGTGGTGGGCTACCGTAATGATGTTTAGAAAAAGTCCCGAAGTTGAAATGATTTTTGATTGTATGAATATGATCAAAAAAAATTGGGAACATTACAAAAATTTATATAAAATTTTAACACCTACCTATCGTAACGATTTTGCGTTGAGTATAGCATTAGGTATTGTTAATGGTCACACTCTTGATCATAATGATATACCCTGGAAATTAGCATCTTTAACTCCCTCCCGTTCCTTGACAAAAATAGCAGTGGATGAATATCGTGTAGATTTTCTAACACATGATCAAAAATCACGCTATATAACTATATGCAAACAGGATTTTCATGCTATGGGTAAAAGACATTTGGGAGATATTATTGCAAGTGACTGCTGATCAAGGATATTTAATTCCTGCGATAGGCGATGTGTATATTAAGTGTGCTGAAAAATTGCGCAATAGTATATTGGAATGGCATCCTGATGCTGAAATCACTATATTGACTGAAGATATGTTGCCATATGGAAATCTCAATGGATTTGCTAATGATTGGCAATGCTATTTGGTGAGTCCTTATCGACATACTATTAAATTAGAAGCTGATATGTGGTGTGCTAGTCCGATTAATCATTGGTGGGATTTATTTTCTACCCGGGATATAGTCATAAGTCAAGGATGCAGAGATTTTTATGACAATACTGGTAAGTCAAGATTTTATCGTAAGATATTTGATAACAATAACTTGCCTGATGTGTATAATGCTATCACATACTGGAAAGTAAGCGATACAGCTGAACAATTTTTTATATTAGTTCGCAACATATTTGAGAATTGGGAAATATATAAGACTTTATTGAAATTTCCCGATGAAATTCCAACTACAGATGTAGTATATGCTATAGCTGCTGTTACCATAGGCATTGAAAATGTAACTTTGCCTAAAGACATTGGACCAAAGATAGTTCATATGAAAAAAAATATGATACCTATTGAATCAAATGATTGGAGTAAGGAATTAGTTTTTGAAAAAACTAACCCTGGGGTTAGAATTAACACTGTCGCACAGTGGGGTTTTGTACATTATTATATCAAGGAGTTAGCTAATGAGTGACGAACAAGATAAATTAAAACATAGTAAGCGACAACAGCAGAAGGAAAATCATATTAACAGACAAATGAATATTCGCAAAGCACATTCATTTGGAGTAGGCGGGATTGATTCTGCAAATGATAGCCCTCATCGTTATCATAAAGTATCGGGAATGACATGCGGTGATGCAAACTGTGTAATGTGTGGCAATCCTCGTAAGTTTTTCGGAGAGCTTACATTACAAGAACAGCGGGCTATACAGGATTTAGATACATTTCGCGAAAGACATAGTAACGGAACATTACCTGAAGATGAATGAACAAGAATTTTGGAATGCCATTCAACCGGTAGTAATAAAACCAGTAATACATAGATTATATTACAATGATCAAGGTTTGCCATTATTTTTTAGTCAGGAAGAATTATCAGGTAATTATATAAATGTCGACGCAGAGACATTTTTTAATCCACCTACTCATATAAGAGTAATTGACGGTAAATTAACTATAATCGATACTTGTGTAGTAACAAGATTAATGCCAACTAATTGTGGTGTTGCTTGTCATCCAACTGATATCAGTATAGTAGTAGAAGAAAATCTCCCACACAAAAAATGGAATTTAGTATGACAACAAGGATAGATGTAGCAGACTTAGATGTAATATTTTTAACCTACGACGAGCCACAAAAGGAAAATTTTTGGGTTGAAATTAAGAATATGATACCGTGGGCTAAACGAGTTGATGGAGTAGCAGGTTCTGATGCAGCACATAAAGCCGCTGCTGCTGCAAGTGAAACTGAAAGATTTATATTGATCGATGGCGATAACATGCCTGAGGAAGATTTCTTTGATTTAACATTGGAATTTCCTGATACAGAATGGGAGAATGCTGTATATCGTTGGCGTGCTCGAAATGAGATTAACGGATTAATGTATGGCAATGGCGGTATTAGTTCATGGACACGTACCTTTGTGAATAATATGCAGACACACGAAAACACTGATGGCACAGCAGAAAATGATGTAGAATTTTGTTTTTATTCTAATTATTGGGCTATGCACGATTGCTATAGTACAACATATCCAAACGGTTCTCCATTTCAAGCATGGCGTGCTGGATTTCGGGAAGGAGTAAAGATGTGTTTAGATCGTGGTGTTAAGCCTACAATTAAAAATTTTAAACAAAATGTACACCATCGTAATCTTGATCATTTAACAGTATGGCATAATGTAGGAAGAGACATTGAGAATGGGGTATGGGCTATTTTAGGTGCTCGTATGGGTACATATATGCTTATGATTAATCCTACATGGGATTATAAACAAGTACAAGATTTCAATGCGTTAAAACTTATATACGACACTGTAGATGGGCATAATCCCGAAGTCATTGCTGCACGTATTGCACCTGATTTGCAAAACCAACTAGACTTGCCAATTACAATGTTAGATGAAAATGCAAGCAAATTTTTTAAGAGGCATTATCGAAATAATTGGTATAATCAAGGCATAATGATTCGTGAAATAGATGTAATACGTAGACAAGAGGGATGGTAATTATTTTGTTCCAATTAGCATATATCTAGTAAATTGCGAATCGGGATATATAAAATCTAAACTACCGTGGTAAGAAATACTAGTTAATGGATAATGGTCAATAAAATCATCTAAAGTTGATGAATGTACCACGTGATCATCGTGTGGCATATCATTTCCCTGTAATATAACCCTAGTACCTATTGGGATATTGTTGAACCAATCCATAGAATCAAAATGCTCAGTGCTGGTATTGATTATTAAATCAGGATTACCAGGCAATAGCAAGTTACAATCACCTGTGTATGCTTTGAATTGCCATTCTTTAAAGACCCAATTTTCATTTACTGTATCGGCCATAGATTCACAAGTGGGATCTATGTCGTAACTTTCAATTCGATCTACATTAAATCGTTCTCTACTTAATAATAGAAATCCAGTAATACCGTACCAGCCTGCATAGATTCGAGTTAATTTGCTATGCCAATTTAGATTTTCAAGCTCTCGACATAACCATAATTTGCTATCTATTTGCCCATTTGAAAAAGCATCTTTGTTAAACATCGTGTACTTATTAGTATAAATAATTCACCATATAAAATTTCATAGGCTTTCGATGCAAAAAAAATATTTCAAACTAGAACATGCTAATCCCGTTAATACTGATTGGTTTGTAGTTAACTGGTGTCTGGGCAATACTTGCAATTTCAGTTGCAGCTATTGCCCAGATAATTTACACAATGGTACTAATCCATGGCCAACCCCAGATACCATTAAGAATTTTATTTCAAAAATTAAAGAAACACATCCTAACAAAAAACTTTATTTCGAATTCACAGGCGGAGAAGTTACGCTGTACAAACATTTTATAGACATTTGTCAATATTGTACAGAACAAGGTGTGAAAGTAGGATTAATATCTAATGGATCACGAACATTAAGATATTGGAATGAAAACAAACAATATTTTGATCACGTATGTTTGAGTTTTCATCCTGAGTTTGGTGATGCTGATCATTTTATTGAGGTTGTAAAAATTTTAAACAATGATGTACGTACTCATGTTAATATAATGATGAGTCCTGAAAAATTTGATTATTGTTTCGATATAGCCAACAAAATAAAAGATTTAGGCAATATATCAATGGCACTACAGCCACTTATACATGATTTTGGCGAAGTATTGTATGATTATACACCTGAACAAAAGAAAATTATTGATGATCAACATAGTTTAATTAGTCAACATATTAAATTTGATCGAACTTTTGAATATTATAGAGGTGCGATGCGAATGCTATATCCTAACGGGACATCAGCAGTATCCAGTGCTCATCGTTTTATTAATGAAAAAGCAAATGATTGGTCCGGGTGGAACTGCTATGCTGGTGTTGAGCAGCTAATTGTAGATCAACGTGGAACGATTTCTCGAGGATGGTGTTTAGAAGGTGGGGCAATAGGTAGTATATTTGACGAAAATTTAGTTTTACCCACTGATCCGATACTTTGTACTAAGACTATGTGTCATTGTAATTTTGACATTATGAGCACTAAGGAATACAAAGATGTCTAAGCAATTAGTAGTATTGTCTGATGATAATCGCAGAATAATGGCCAGTATAGAAGATATAGTTACAGCTAAATTAAATAAATTTCAAGGCTGGGTATGTAATACTGGATTGCAGAATTTATATATAGACTTTGATGGTAATGTTTGGAACGGAAATTGTTCAGGTAGTGCAGGAAAATGGCTTTTAAAAAATAATAAGCCGGCTTGGGGCAAATTGGGCAACATCAATGACGGATTTACCTTGCCTAAAGAAACAGTTATATGTCCATATAAAACTTGTGGATGTGGATCTGATATAACAGTGACAAAATATAAAAAAGATGATGTTAATAGTATCGATTTTATAAATTCTAAACCTTTGAATTCCAATCAAATATTTGATACTGTTACTAATATCACTGCTTTGAAATTTAATCATGAAGTTCCTAAACAAATTTTATGGGATATAGGACGACAATGCAATTATAATTGTAGCTATTGTTGGCCAGATGTACATAATACAACAGATCCTCATAAAAGTTTAGATTTATTAATCAAAACAGCTGATTATATGATTGAAAATTGGAGCGAAGGACATCGCATACGTTGGTATTTTGGCGGAGGCGAACCAACATTGAATCCTGATTTTGAACCTTTTATACAATATCTTAGCAGTAAAAATCAATGGACTATGTTAGTATCAAATGGAAGCCAGGGTCCTAAATACTGGGAAAAAAATTGCGACAATTATAGTATACTAATATTCAGTGCTCATTTTGAATTTATGAAAAAAGAATTGTTTATGAAAAATGTTGATGCAGTGGCTAATACATTATCAAAAGGAACAAAAAATTTAACCAAGTTCATTGTTAAATTAATGACCAAACCTGGTACTATTAATCAGTCTATTGAATTATCCAATGAAATTAAAAAAGTTATACAATTATACAATCTGCCACCTAATTTATTATCAATTGATATGGTGCCGATAAGAGGATTGGGAAGTGAATCTGGAAATGTTAAATCTGAATATACTGATGAAGAGTTATCACAAATTTTATCATTTAATCAATCTTAATTTTTACTCTAGTACAGATTCAATGTATAAATTTTTAAATTGTGTATTAAGCCAATCGTAATCATTTATTAATTGCAATACCTTGACATTATCTATATTTTCTTTGCCGAATTTTCTTCCAGCTATTGCACCGGCAATAGCATATTTGCCAAAAGGTTTGTCGTCACCTGCGGTACACCAAATGTCTAACCGTTTTTCAGTTTCGCGGCTTAGTTGTCGATTTACTATCTTGCTGGATAATTTAGCACATTCTCTAAAAGCACTACGCCAAGCACTAAACTCGTCACTATTAAACGAAGTAGTATTACTAATCTTAGGCATCAATTTAAATTTGTCACTTAAACTGGTAGTCATATCGGTATTATTTTCATCAGCTGATAATACTAAGTCTGTTGGGAATAATTTCACTCCTCCATAACCATATTTTAACCCATTGACGGGATTGATACTACGCCAAACATGCACGCAATCTCGATCAAAGATATCAGGTTGAAAGTTAAAATCCCAATTATCGTCTAACTCAGCATCGCCGTCTACCACATAAAACATGTCAGTCTTTACTATGGATGCAGCTTGTTTATGTGCAGATACAATACCTTTTATGTTATCAATACGTTTAGCATATGGTGCTTTGGTCAATACTTTTTGCCAGTTGGTTTCTGCGTTAGGTTCATTGTAGCTTATAAACACAACATCTAACCGTACAGGAAGATTAAATTTAGCGTTACCTACAATTTTAGTACCCTTAGGTTCGTGTGGAGTAATTTTTGCTGCCCATACATCCTGATAAGTGACTGATAATTTTTTGTCTACCATCCATACATGTTCGTAAGATAAATCATAATAGGGTATATGATCGTCAATAGTATATTCTAGTTTAGGCAATGCTGGATTATAAATTATTTTAGGGCTAACATAACCCATATCTTTAACAGGCTTAGGCATGCCATTCAATAATTTAACTTTGATTGCCCATACTTTATCATCAGTGGGATTGAATTTAGGATCTAAGTACCATACATGTTCGTATTTTAATTCATGCCAAGGAATAGCTAAATTAAAATCAAAATCTATTTTAGGAATATCACTATTGTATTTTATTTTTATTTTTGGACTAATATAGCCCATGTCTTTAGTTCCCAGTATAGTACTATTGTCTAAATGACAACGTAAAACCCATACTTTATCATCAGTGGGATTGAATTTAGGATCTAAGTACCATACATGTTCATATTTTAAATCATATAAATTATTCAGGGGAATCTTCGACGGATCATTTAATAGTGTAATATCTTCTGGTATTGCAGGATTTCTCTCCCATATTAATTTTGGAGAAACATAGCCCATGTCTTTTGTGGATTTGGGATTCCCGTCTAATAATTTAACTTTAACTGCCCATACTTTATCATCAGTGGGATTGAATTTAGGATCTAAGTACCATACATGTTCATATTTTAAATCATACCAAGGAATCGATAAATTTTTATCAAAAGTTAAATCGGGCAAATCTTTGTTATATTTTATCTTAACTTTTGGACTAATATAGCCCATGTCTTTAGTACCTTCTACATTATAATTTGGCAATCGGCATCGAAACACCCATACTTTATCTTTAGTAGGATTATATGTAGGGTCTAAATACCATATGTTTTCGTATTTCAAATCATATAAATTATTGAAAGGAATTTTAGATGGATCATCGGCAAAGGGAATTGTGTCAGGAATATCTGGATTCCTTTCCCACATCATCTTAATATCAACTGCCCAATAGCCCATGCCAAGTTTCCAATTTTTATTGAAATACTTTGCGACCCAGTTGTCATTAAATTTCCATACTATACATTTTAATCCGGGAGTTGGTGGTATTTTGTCAATGGTGTCTAGTAAAGCAGTTCCCTCGTATATGGGATTTATTACTAAAAATTCTTCATGGGCTTGCCCTAATTGTCTTAACTGATGATCATATTCTAAATAATCATTTTGCCATTCAATTTGTTCAACTTGTTCGCGTGGTATTATGGGTATATTCAGCATTTTTATTTTTTTATTTGTGTAAGCCATTCATAGTATTTTATTAGTCCCTGCTTTAGATCAACTTCGGGCAAATAACCAAAATCTTTTTTAGCTTTTTTCACACTCAATTGTCCACGTACAGGATATGATAAATCACGTTTACCTATGAATATAGTTCCTTCACCTACTATATCAGTTATTAACATAGCGGCTGACATTAATGAATGTGATTGGCCTCGGGATATATTGTAAGTAGAGTTTGCAGATTTCTTATTTGTCGCAGCTAATACGATTCCCATAGCTGCATCGTCAACATAGGTAAAATCTAATTGCTCTTCTATCCCATGTACTTGAATATCTTCACCGTTCATAGCAGCAGCAAAAAATTTACTTATAACACGATCAGTCACATCACATGGACCATACACGGCACTTGGGCGTACAATAGTATAATTTAATCCATATTGACGGCTGTAATCTTTCACTAACCATTCTCCAGCTAGTTTCATTATACCGTATTGCCCAATGGGGTTACATACCGCATCTTCTTTAATACTAGTATGATTAAAATCTCCGTATACCATACTTGAACTAGCATAAACAAAACGTTTTATTTTATGTTTGACTGACATTTCTAATAAATTGAGTAATCCTTCACTCATTACTCTGCTTCCCGCCACAGGATTTTTATTTACGACTTTTTGTCTGGGAAAGCTAGCCAAATGTATAACAATGTCGACACCGAGGAATAGTTGATCATCTAATGGGTGGGTGATGTCTGACAACACGATATTTCGAGTAAGAATTTTTTTGCCGCGTTCTGCCATTACGTAATTCAACTCTGTTTCAGGTATGATTCCGTAATCTGTTTGATTATCTATAATACTGACATCATGCCCTAAATTTTCTAACATACGAACTATGTTATGTCCAATAAATCCCAGTCCACCAGTAACTAATATTTTCATTCAGATTTTTTCCATTTTAGTGTCCAGAAAGTCTTATCCTGTTCTTTAAGTCTGGCAACAATATAATACTTGTAGCCATATGTTATCGGATCTACAATACGGTTCCATTCAGGCGGGCCAACAGCATTTTCCATAACCCATTTACCCATTTCTGTCTGTTGCCATTGCCATAAAGGTTCAGCTGCATAGATATCTGGGTCGCTAACATCGCCCATGGTAAATGTGTGTACCACTACCCCTGAGATTTTTACCGGCGCACCGTTAATTAGGCGCCATTCGGTTAAATTACTAAGGAAGTCATTCTTATTTTTATATAGGTCCATGTATTATATAATATAACATAAACAGATATTATTTTACAATAAATTCGTTGATCATTGGAAATATTGATTCGAGTTCTACTGCACATAATTGAGCTACTAATCTATGCTCTTTCTGTGTCTCGGGACCACTACGGAGTGTAATGTAATGCAGCCAACTTCGTAATGTACCCTGCATATACAGTCGACTCACGGTTAATCCTTCGGGTAATACAGCGCGAGCTTGTTCTTTTGCAATACCGTTTTTCAATGCCCATTCATAAGAATGTTCAGCCGCAGCAATAACTGCTTCTTGTTTCCAACGCCATTGTTCTATTAAATTTTGATCGGATATAGATAATCCACCTACTTCGATACTGTTTTGTCGATTCTTTGTATCCTGCAATCTAGTTTCTCTAATATCGAACCCGAGGTCAGCAACTGCATAACGCTGACTAAATTCTTGGAAACTAAATGAACGATGTCTCAAAATTTGTCGAGCAATATCTCTAGTTGTTTCGATCTCTAAACAGGCTGAGACCATCTCGAGAGGAGACCAGTGCTGGTGCTTGATAAGATAGCGTATAAGTTTTTCGCTAGTGTCTGTATTTGTTTGATTGTCACGATTACTAACTCTTGCACAGTAAGCAACTAGTTCTTGAGCATTTACAATGCCCTGTTCTACTAGTTCCTTACTGGGTTGACTTGATGATATTAATGTTACTTTCAAAGTTTACCTAATAGTTTATCGGTTTCGGGTTGTACTAGAGCCGCCACACTTTTAATATCGACAATAAATTCAACATCTTTGATTTCAGAATCTAAATCATTAAATGTTCTAGTAACTATTTGTTCGATATCATCAATATTCAGCCCCTGTTTAGCTAGGGTATGAATATTGATGGTGCGTTGACGATTGTTTGTTAATTTGAATACAATTTTTTTAATGCATTCAAGTGGGACGTCAGTCTTATTTACTTCATCGACTATCGTTTCCCACTGATCTAACATCTCATCAATTGG